AGCGCGCGCCCAAACCCAATAGACCTCGCGGTAGGCAAAACCGCCTGGAATTACGCCGACTTCAGTTTGGTCGCCGTCGCGCTGGATTGGGAAATTCGGCTCGATCGCATGCGCGATAATAAACTCGCGCTCGAGTGCAGAACCTTTCTGCTCCCAAAGCTGCTGCACGTCAGACGGACAGGCCCTCAGTCCGAATTCTTCGACCATCTGAGAGACAGTCAGAACATATTGCCGATCGAGGCCCTCGGGGCGGAAGGTTGAGCCGACCAGGATATAATATTCGCCGACCACCGGAACGTAGCAGCGAATGATGTCTTCCTCGTCTTCGTAGATCAGCATCGGCGAGGTGCCGAACCAGACCAAATCGCTAAAAAGCTGGGTGGCCATGTCGTAGAAGTTCGACTCGGCCATCACCGTATAGACGCGATCCTCAAGCGCTTCGTACCAAAGCTGACCGGGCCGATCTAATTCGAAGTTGGCAAGGCCGGGCTTAAACTTGAACCACGGCCGCGAGGAGCTCATCAGCCCCTCTTTCATGCCGGCGGCGCACACCTGCGCGGCATAAGTCGCGGTTGGGTCGACGATCGCCTGGCTGATCGGCAGCCCGCGCACCATCGAATTCGGCACCGGCTGGTCGACTCCGCCTTGGCTCAGCCAAAGGCTGCGGCGCGGATTGCCGTATTGCGCGATGAGCGCCCAATGCTCGATCCAGGAAAACCGCCAGGAGCGCTGCATCATCAACCGCGCTTCGAGGTGAGTGCGCTCGCGGCTCCATTCCTCGGCGAGATCCTCGCGCGTATGTTCGGGCGGAGCTTGCGGCTGCTCTAGGGCAAGCAACAACGGTGACGCGCGCTCGTAGCGTGCGATCTTCTCGGCCGAGATTGGCAAAAGCTTTAAGTCCCGAGCAGCTGCTGCTTGGCGGTCGGGCCGGAAGCCGCGCCCTGTGGTCCGGTGAAGAGGGTGTTTTCAAAGCCGGCGCCTGCCGCTGCCTGCATGCGCCGCTTGGCGCCGGCGGCGCTCGATTGCACGTCGGAACCGGCATATATCGGCGGCGTGGCCGCCGGAGGAGGCGGCGGCGGTGCGGGCGGCGTCTGCATGCTCGGGGAAAGAAAACCCATTTGATCACCTAACCGCGCAAGGATCGTAGTCGTATTCATTGGCGCTGTATTGCGTCGACCGCACCGCATCGCGGTAGATATAGGCCAGCCCCACATGATTGAGCTCGCGCAGCGCAGCGACCGCGCGCGGCGGCATGATGCGGCGCTGGTGACAAACGAAGTCGATCATTAGCTTGCGCGCTTCGGGATCGCGATAGGCGTCGAAGGGGCTCATAGTGTGTCAGGCGCGCGCCAAAGGCCGGGCGCAATTTCTGGCCATCCAAGTCGGGCCGGGTGAAATTCTGTACGATCCTTAATTGCTCCCGCCTGAAAACGATACCGGCGACCGTCTCGATAGAGAATGGTGTTGAGCGGCACCAAGCAATCGCAAAGATCACATTGCCCTTCGACATCAGAGACAACAGAAATCAGATGGTGATCGCAAATCCGGCTCATCCGGGAAAGACCAAAAGCCTAACGAGAAACAGTGCGCCGAAAGTGCCGATAAAGAAAAAGCCGGCAACGACACCGATCAGCGCGACGAGCATTCCCTTCCAAAAAATATCAAACCTTGACATCTCGGCGCCGGCGTTCGTGCGCGCTCAGATATTTTTCAGGGTGCTTGATCGAAACGGGATCCGGCTCTACCCGCTTCAAATATCGCGCCACGCGCTTAATGCCGGCAAACTGCGCACCATCGCGCCCAGCCCCAGGCATCGGCTCTATTCCATTCGCGCGCTGTTGCTCGTTATGTAACCGCCTTTGCTTTAGCCCCATTACCGCCTCCCATACATTCCCGCAAACGGGTCATAGTCTACTTGATGCCGCGGCTTGTGGCCAAGCTGCGGGCTGTGATCAGTGGGGGCAACAGGATGGGCGAAGGTCAGCGCCAGCGCATCGCCGTCATCCGGACTCTGCAGGCCGCGCGATTTCATGTCCGCTTTGCGCTCAAGCAGGATCGAGTCCCGCCCGTTCTTGAGTTTGTAGCCGTATTCGACCGCGGTCAAGTCGGCCTTGAGATCCGCATCGTCGTCAATCATTCCGTGCGGCAGCCACTCGCGGACTTTGCCCCACATTTCAGCGCGCTTGTTGAAGTACGCGATTGCTCCGTCCTGGCCAATCTCGCCGCCGTCTGGATTGGAGCCAAAGTCAATTCCAAAGACCGGAAGCTGCAGTTGCCGGCAGCGATCCACCACACCAGCGCCAAACGTGCCATTGTCGATAAAGATCGCATCAGGATGATGCTGCTCATTGAGTTCGGCAATCCTGGCCGCAAGCTGCATCGGTGACATGCCGCGGAACTTGAGCGGCTGGATCGTACGCGCGTCGCGGCCGCGGCGGAAGCGGATTACGGATTTGTCGTCGCCCTCATAAGCAACGTCAACACCCATCACCAGCGGATCGTAGATCGTGACCATCGGATCGCGGTCCGGCGCGGCAGCGCCTTCGACGAGATCGGTCGCGATGAATTGCGTCGAACTCGCGTTCGGAAATTCGGACAGCACGCGCACGCGCACATAATCGTGTTCGAGCCCATAAACCTTGATCCAGGCCGCTATCTGCTCCTGGTTCGCCATGCGCGCCTTGCGCGTATCGATCTTGAAGGTTTTCCATTGCCCAGAATGTTTGCCGCCCGGGAAACATTCCCGGAAACGTCCGGTCGCGCGCGTTGGATTGCCGAGGCAAAGCCAGATGATCTCGGTATCGACGTCCGTCAGAGATCCTTCTTGCGCTTCCCAAATCGAAGGTGGAATTGAGGAGCTCTCGTCAAATACGAACACCATACGCTTGCCTACATTATGCAAGCCCTGGAAAGATTCGGGAGTGGTCGCTTCCCAGGTGATCGCGTCGCAACGCCAGCTATCGTGATGATCGGGGAACACCGAACGCATACGGCGATGCTGCAGATCAAACCATTCCCCAAACAGTGACAGATGATGCCACTTAGAGATTTCCGGCCAGGTTTTGGTCGAAAGCTGCGGGCCAGTATTTGCGGTGACGTTGATCCGCGTATCAGCCGCGGTCGACATCGCCCAATCGATTACCCAGGCCGCTAAGGCAGATTTGCCGGGCCCATTGCCGCCAGCGACTGCAACCAAAAGCGGCTTTTTGCGGCTAAGATTATCGCGAATATATTTGAGGACGTCACGCTGCCAAGTATCAGGACCGTCCCATTTTTCGAGCGCGCCGCCCTTTTCGCGCCAAGGATAAGCGAGTTGCACGAAGCGCAGCGGATCGCGTTTACATGACGCGGCCGCTTCGAAAAGCTTCGCATCGTGATCCTCAGCGACCGCTAGCTTCGACAAGCATCAACCCTACGCGCACCGCCAACTCAATCGCTTCGTCGGCCATCACCGCCGCATCGTAACGCAGATCGCGCAGCAGGCGCTTATTCAACGATAACACCATCATCTGCTGCCCGAGATCGCGCAAATCCTTGGCCCAGCATTCCGGCGCGCGCCGGCGCACAACTTACCTCGCACGGGTGCCGGTAATGCCGAAGTGCCGCATGTTGTCGCGCAGCACGTTGCCATAGCCATCGCCAAAGTCATTGGCGCCGATCGCCATGTCGTTGAGGCCAATGGCGCGCGTGCGGGAGCCGGGCCCGTAAGGCGGCTGCATCCCGCGGCGCATTCCATATCCCCGCTGCACCGCTCGCTGCGGCTGCCGGTAGGTCGCGGGCAGGACCGACTCAGCGGGCCGGCTGGCGGCGATCATTTCATCGAGAATGCTGGGTGCTGAAGCAAGCAGATCACCGAGAGCGCCACCGCCATCAGGGTCCGCTGGGATTTCCATGTCTTCGGCGCGCGGTTCGCCGGCCCCCTCAAGCTCACGTGAATCGTAAGCTAACCGAGAAGCCCCAGCACTATCGGGCTCAGATGCCGCAAGGTCGCGCCGATCAATATCCCCAATCCCAAGCCGATCTTCAGCCCGCTCCTGAAGTCGAGATGCAGGCCATAACGCCGGCTGTTCATTGCTTGCCCCGCCGTTGAGCTCGCGGAATATCAGCATCCGCAGGAACGCTGCGTCTTCCAGGCCGAGCCCGCTTGCTCTTTCGTGCAGCTTTGCGCGCATCTCCGGCTCGAGGCGCGTCACTATCCGATCGGACTTTGCCATGCGGTTTCCTTCCGTCGACGCGGGCGAGCGCAGCAACCAGGCGCGCAGATTTGTCGCCGAGATCGTGAATCAGACGATCAGTGAACAGCGCGTGATGGCGCCCAAGCAGATCGAGCGAGCGAAGAACAGGATACGCTTTCTCTTCAACATCCCCGCGCGCGAGATTACTTAGCCGCTCGAGCACTTCATGAGCGCTCATAACCGCGCCAACGGCAGCCGCTTTTTGAGTTTCCGCAACGCGCGACGCGAACTCAGCATTTTTCAGCAAACGGCTGAAAGCCACCTCAGAAGCATGCTGCGACGATTTCGGGTAGACCTTCTGATAGGCGCGCCAACCGATCTTTTCCGGGTCCGCGAGGTAAGCAAGCGCAACGGCCTCGTGTTTGGCATTTTTCAAAACGGGCATTGCTCAGAGAAAATCCTTTCCGGCGTGGTCGCGGAACGCGCGCGCGCGCCGATCATATCCTTTGAGCGTTTCGACGCGGCGGTGGCGCGTCACGTCCATCACTTTGAACAGATCGGCGCCATGCTCGAGCGCGCTGGTGACAAAGCCCGCGCGCAATGAATGGCCGGAGAATATCTTCGGATCGAGGCCGGCGGCCGCGGCGTAGCGCTTGACGATGCTTGCTACAGAGCGATCGGTGAGCGTCTGCGCTAGCACGCGGCCGCCTTTGGCAATCGGGCGGAATATCGGACCATCGGACACTTCGGAAAGCCATGCCTCGATCGCCTCGACCGGGCGCAGCAATTCGCCGCGCGGGATTGCGATCGTGTGGCCGGCGCCCTCCTGGTCGGTTTTGGAACGGCGCACACGGATCAGCGCGCCTTCGGCCGAGATCTCGATATCGTTGACTTTTAAGTCAACTAGCTCGGAACGGCGCAGCGCTGCAGCAAATCCCAGCAAAAGCAACGCGCGGTCGCGCTTTCCGGTGAGCGAATCGGGGATCTGCGCCAACATGGCGGTCAGAGCGCGCGCCGTTGCCGGCGCTTTGCGGGTCACCGCCGTGCCGAGGCGCCGCCGGATACCGCGCAAGGTCGCCCGCACCGTCTCAGCGTTGGCCGGGTTATCCAAGCCTTTGAGCTTGTGGGCGTAACCGATCGCGGCTAGTCGGCGCGAGATTGTCGAGGATCCGCGTCCGTGATCGGCGAGATGGGCGAGATAGGCTGCAATTGCTGCTGGATTCGCAGGCAGCGCAATTTGCTGCACGGCTTGACTCCAGGTGGTGAAATGCCGCCAGTCGGCGCCATAGGCCTTTCGCGTGGCTTCGGATTTTTCGGCGCGGGCATAGGATGCCGCCGACGCCAGGGAGGGGATCAGCGCCGGCGGCACCGCAGCGCCCTTGGGGACAAGAGCGCCAGGCAAAGGCTTTTTCAGCGAATCGCCTCGCCTATCCAATCCGGGCCGTCGTAAGGCCTCGGCCATCCTCGCCGCGGCCATTTGCGCCGGCGCGCTTCGATGCGAGGGATATTTCTGCTGCGGAAGCGCGCGAAATGACGGGATGCCGTCGTATGAGCACAGCCCGCTGCCTCGGCAGCGGTGGCTGGGCTTTGACCGGCGCGGAAGGCACGCTCAATGGCGAGTAGCCGCTCGATCGTCAGGGGCATCCGAGCGCCTCCGGATAGCTTCCGGGAACAAGCATTATCGGAAGTAAAACCGGGCGAGCGGGGCATGCAGGTGCCGGAAAACCCTATCCCCGCTCTCTCCCGGCTTCCTCGTTAGCGCGGCATATCAGCGTAGGCACGCTCAACCTGGCGATTGGCCTCGGTCTTCGCGTGCTGCGCGTTCTGGCGTCGGCCGCGCTTGCTCAAAAACTCGCGCGGGAAGAGCCGCTGAAAATACTTCCACGGCATTTTGTCGGCACGACAGCGATTGCGCAGCGCCGCTCGATAGCTCGATGCCTCGCGCATGGAACATCCCCAAATTTTGTGTGAGCGCCGCCGGCTCGCGTGGTTTGCGAGTGGTCGCGGCGTGGCTGGCGCGTGGCTGCCCTGAAACGAAAAAAAGCCGCGGTGAAACGGCTTGGTCGGTCTCAGCGGTGAAAGCTACGGATCGGCATCATGCGCCTCTTTAAAGCTTTTCGATTTGCCACGCGGACAAGTCGACAGGCGTCGGCCGTCCGAAGATGTCGATAGTCAAGCGCAGCCTTGTGTCCGGGTCAATGTCTTGAATGCTCACGTCTGGAATGCGCTCGATTATTCCTTGTTCGTTGGTAAATGCCCCATGAGCGATGCGCACGCGCTCGCCCTGCTGAAACAAAAGCCGCGCCGGCGTGCGGCCCGCAATCACGCCGTTGATTTCGCGCTTGCGCAATTCGGCTATCACATTGTCCGGAACAGCGACCGGCTGCTCGCCGGCCATCAATAGTCCGAGCACGCTGGGCAGATCGAAGAGTTCATCGAAGCGCGAAAAACCTATTGGAAATTGAATAAATGTTACGCCGGACCAAAACGGCACGAGACTGGGCCGCATGATTGGCAGGCCGGAAACGCGCTGCGCGTGCGATAGTCTGCGCATCGGCAGCCGGCGCATTTCGCGCACGACGGGAAAATAACTTTCGATGTCAAGTTGGTCGAGGCAGGGGATTACGCGCGTGCGTAGATCGCCGATACCACGCAATGCAAACCACGGCCGTGATGGAAAATGCTCGGTCGCGGGAATGATCATCATGCCTCGACCTCGAGCGCCGGCCCATGTTCAAAGAACGGTAGCTCTGGCGGCATTGAGGTCGGCGAAAAAGCTATGTCGGCGTTGACGATGACGGACCAGTTATCGCGGCCGCTCAGCGGCGCCGGCGTACAGAGAACCGCGGCGATCGATACCGGTGCTGAATCCTTGCCGGCGATGCGTAGCAGGCGCGCTGCCTGGTCGAAGACCGCTTCGCGCGACGGGCCGGTGATCACAACGTGATAGTTCATCAAGATAGTAATGGTGCAGCCTTCGCGGCACGGCGTATGAGAGCCACTCCCCCCGCCACGCATAATCGCGCGCATAAAAGACGCCGGCAAAAGAAAGCTCAGCCGAAAGGCGAATGGCGTCAAAGACATGGGCGCGATCCCCGCGCATATGTAGCGCGAGTGATCTTGCGGATTAGCTAACGGCTATGGTGAAGGCCTTGGCATCGCGTGACCGCCGAGCTCGTAGATCTCGGCTTGCGCACGCAACACCAGATCGCGCAGTCGATCGAGCCGCTCGGCCACCAGCGCGATCGCCGCCACGGCGGCGTCGGTATCTTGCGGCTCAAAAATCTCGGTGAACGGTACTTGGATCGGCGCGCCAGCGGCGCGCACCAAACAGACATGCCCGTAAACACGAACCACCGTCGCCCGCACCAGGACGGCTTGGCCCTCGCTCAGATCGCGGACGGTGATCGCCCCCTCCCGGGGTTTGGCGGCGCGTAATTAAATTACGCGATTTGCACGACATAAACAAGATGCAACAATTTCAATATGTTGCGGCGAGGTCTTAATTTATATTGTCAGACTAATGCCGTCCTGCCGCGTGCCGCCGTGCCGCTTCGCCGAGGATCACAAACCAATTACCGCGGCCGCCCTCGCGTATTTCCGGCATTTTTTCGGCACCGGTAATGCCCCGAAAATCGGCTGCGTGCAGTTCCCATTCCTGAGTGCCATAGTCGAGCCAAACCATTCCGTTGCCCTTGGAACCGTGTTTTGGCTTGTATTTTCTGAGATTTAGGCGGTTTTCCCCACTCTTTTCCACAGCTCTCTGTTCGCCCGTCCCAGCTTTAATTCTTTCTTTGGTTAGTTGGTTAGCTGTTTGGGAGGCAAAAACGCCTGATAATGGAAGCACTTGCTGCGCTGGTTGTCCCGCTTGTTGTCCCGCTTGTTGTCCCGCTTTTTTCGTCCGCCCTGAGCCACCCTGAAATCTGTCGTAATTGCAAATGGTTACGACCGTCACATGGTGAATGGTTGTCCCGGTAGTTGTCCCGGTAGTTGTCCCGCTTTTCAATTTGACCATATTTTCCCGGGCCAAACGCTTCAAAAATCGATCCACGTTCGACTTGGGCCAGCGCCAAGCCTTGCCTAAAGCCCGTAGGCTAGCCGGTAGCTGGCCGCGCTCTAGGTGCACCACTCCCCACTCACCCCGCCGTCCTTCTGGCTTCCAAGCCGCTTGCGCGACCAGCCATAAGAACGGCCGAATCCAGTCGGGACGCCGGCGAAAAAGAGGGTGTTCGAAGATGCCGCGATCGGTGACTATGTAGCCTGGCTGTCTCACCGGATGGCGTCCCTTTGCGCCAACGGGGTTCGCCGGGTGATCCGCAGGGCCTTTTGGCCGCCGACCTGGTAGGCGGCCCGCCAGTCGGCCAGCTCCGCCGCGCTCACGCCATGGGCTGCCTGCGCTTCGCCCAGCGTGATCACACCCTTACGCAAGCCTTCCAACAGGTCGACCTTGGCCCCGGCAGGCCAGCGCGCTCGTGGGGCAAGCAGCTCATCCCGGGTCAGAATGGTAGTGTGCCGACGCTGTTTCACGTGAAACACCCCGAAGCGGCGCGCCCGGAGGGCAGCACACCCCCGAGCAGCGCCGCCGGCGCGGTCGGCCGGCTGCGGGCCAGGTTCGACCGAACATCGAAAAATGGCTGCGTGCATCTAAAAGGCGGCCGCACCGGCTGCTCCCTCAAAATCCGGCAACGCACTACGCAAAACGCGGTGGTTTCTAGGCCGCTTTGTAGAGCTGCTGAAGCTTGGGAATTGTCACGCCCTTGATCCGGTGCCGCTTCGCCAGATCGACAATCGCCGGCCAATGGTCGGGCGGGATCCGCCCGCGCGCTTTCCAGGAGGCAACAGTCGTATAGGCGATACGTTTGGAGCGGGCGATTGCGGCCGCGCCGCCGAGCGCGTCGATAACGGCTGGAATGCTCTTCATGGCCGCGCAAACTACGCGCGTCGTTTTGCGTCGTCAATATCTCAATTCACAAAAATTTAAACCTACGCATTATGCGTTGACAGCGTTCCTGGAAAAGCGTAGTTTGACAGGGTTTCGATTCTCACGGGAAAGATAGCCACATGAACAAGCGGATCTCGCTTTATTGTTCCGGCTGCGGCAATGGCGTGCATATTGTTGGCGAGCCGCCGCCACACGGCATTGAAATAATCTGCGATTGCGGCGGATCGTATGACGTCGTTGAGGTCAGTTACTTCGGTCCCGAACATTTTGAATTTAGTGTGGCGCCCATTTCCTTCGACGCGCCGGGAGGCTAGGTTGGTGTACCTCCCTCGTT